ACGGCTGGCGACACGCGCGGGACCAAGAACAAAACGACTTCCAAAAAGGGGTTATAGCGTGGTGCTTGAGTCTGTACTGTCCGATTGTTTGCGACACGCGGAACGCCAGCTTTGCGAAGTGCTGCGATTGCAATTCATGGCGGGCCTGTAGCATCGCCTCTTTAGCCTGTCCCTTGTTGTCTAGCTGACGAAAGAAGCGGGACAGCATTTCGGAATATCCGATTTCACCAAGTGCCTCGCTTGAGGTTCCAAGTTCGATGAAATCGTTAGGCGCTGCGGTAGCCGTGCATAGAAGCCGATGCTCTAGCTTGGACGTGAACCGCGTTACCTGCTTTTGTGTCGCGCCGGTGAAGTGCTTTAGGATGCTGCTTTCATCGCAGACAATCCCAACGAAGTCAGTCGGGTTGAACAGGTGAAGTTTTTCGTAGTTGGAAACGATGATCTTCGCACCGTCTGGAAGTTTGCCGTCGCGTGATTGGTGACACTCGACGCCAAACTTTATTCCCTCGCGAACCGTCTGCGCTCAAACACGCGGAGGCAACGCGGGCGAAGCGTGAGAACTGGCGACGGGCGGTGCAGCCGTGAGGTGCAAATCTTGCGGCGTACCGTTGAGCCAGCATCACACGGTTCAGAAACTCTGTGCCGCCCTCACAACCGCCCGCTCAACGCTGCAACTCATCGCCGATATGCCGCGCAACACACGCGCAGGAAGGCTGGCGAGAGGCGTGGTTTTATTTTTGGAAACGCAACTGGAAGGGAAAAGCAAATGACTGAATTTATTGAGTTTGGAAAAATCGCGCGGCTATCGCGCAACTGTACGGTGACGGAAAAAATTGACGGCACAAACGCTTGCGTATTCATCGGCGAGGACGGCGAGTTTTTGACCGGCTCGCGCACACGATGGATAACGCCAGAGGCTGACAATTACGGGTTCGCGAAGTGGGCACAGGCAAACAAGGATGCGCTTATGCAGCTTGGACCGGGGCGGCATTTTGGCGAATGGTGGGGGAGCGGTTGCCAACGCGGGTACGGATTGCCGCAAGGCGAGAAACGATTTAGCCTGTTCAACACGTCGCGATGGGTTCCGGCTGGCACAACTCCCGAACGCATCCAAACTAAAGACCCGCGCGTTGTGAAGTTCCAAGAAGTCGCGCCTTCGTGCTGTCACGTTGTGCCCGTCCTATATCGCGGACCATTCGACACCGCGCGAATTGAGGCAACGCTTACGATGCTTGGTGCGACTGGAAGCGTAGCCGCGCCGGGATTTATGCAGCCAGAGGGCATCATCATCTATCACGTCGCTGGCGGGCTGTACTTCAAGAAGACGCTCGAAAAAGACGACGAGCCGAAAGGAAAACCGCAATGACCGCCCCCACCCTAACCGCCGCCGCCGCCGCGCACCTGTCCGCAAAGTACGCGGGCCGCGACAGCAACGCCGAACTCCGCGCAAGGGCTGCGGACGCGAAGGCAATCGCGGAGTTCATCGCGGCGGTGAAAACTTTTTCCGATTCCGCAAACAAACCCCTTGCGGATTCGCGCAGGGGATGATTTAATCTCCCCACCGATTGAACACCGGCAAAATGAAACCAACCTTCCACGCCCGCAGAATCGTCAAAGCGTCACATCGCTTGGCCGGTGTTCATCTGCGGGCGTGGTCTTTTATTGGGTGAACACACTATGCAGATCAAAGAATACGAGAGATTCATTGAGAGCAAGGTTCCTAAAATAACTAGGAGCGGGTTCGTTCCGGCAAACGACTTGTCCAAAACGCTATTTCCGTTTCAACGCGACATAGTAAAGTTTCTGCTAGAGTCTGGCCGCGCCGCCGCATTTGTTGACACCGGACTAGGCAAGACTATCATGCAACTTGAATGGGCGCGGCACATTCCGGGGCGCGTTTTAATTCTCGCGCCACTTGCCGTAGCCAAACAAACCGAGCGCGAAGCCAAGCGATTGCTTGGAATGGACATTAACTATCTGCGAGACGGCAGCATCGGAAGGCATCAGGTAACGGTCACAAATTACGAACGTGCAGAGATGTTTGATCTATCGCAATACTCTGGCATCGTATTAGATGAATCGTCCATTCTGAAATCATTCATGGGGCGCACCAAGGAATGGCTTTGCGAGGCGTTCAAGAATCATCCGTACCGACTCGCCTGCACCGCTACGCCAGCGCCTAACGACTACATGGAGCTAGGCAATCACTCCGCATTTTTAGGCGTTATGCCTGCCAACGAAATGCTTACTCGATGGTTTATTAACGACACGATGAACTTCGGCAATTACCGACTAAAGGGCCATGCGGAAAAAGACTTTTGGACCTGGGTTGCATCGTGGGCCGCTTGCCTGTCGAAGCCGTCCGACCTTGGATATTCGGATGAGGGCTTCGATCTTCCGCCAGTCAAGATGACGCACCATTTAGTGGACGCTGATTTTACGAGCGATGCCGGAGAAGGGATGTTATTTCGAGTGCCGGAAATGTCCGCTACTTCAATGCACCGCGAAAAGCGGTTTTCTTTGCAACAGCGCGCGGGCAAAATTGCGGAGCTTGCCAACGGCTCTAGCGAGGCGTGGATTGTATGGTGTGAAACAAACGACGAAGCTGACGCGCTTGCGGAGGCTATTCCAGACGCCGTAGAGGTTCGCGGTTCGGATTCATCCGATGCAAAAGAGGACAAGCTAGATGCCTTTTCGTCGGGCCGCGCCCGCGTGATAATCACGAAACCTTCAATAGCTGGATTCGGTCTAAACTGGCAGCATTGCCGCAACGTAGCGTTCGCTTCGATCTCTTACAGCTATGAACAGTTTTATCAGGCGGTGCGCCGCTCGTGGCGGTTCGGCCAAACAAAACAGGTCAACGTACACGTTGCGCTTTCAACTATGGAGTTGAAGCTATGGGAAACCGTGTCTGAAAAGATGGCCGCGCATGATGCAATGAAGAACGCCATGCGTTACGCAACGAAGGCTTTTGCCGAAGGCGTACACCACTCAACCCACAAAGCATATAACCCACAAGTAAAAGGAAGATTACCGTCATGGCTAAAAACAATGTAAGCGTATTGGATGAAACACACGGCGAAACATGGTCCGCATATCAGGCCGATTGCGTGGACTTCGCAAGCCAGATGCCTGAAAACTCAATTGATTTCAGCATCTACTCTCCGCCATTTAGCGGACTCTACATCTACAGCGATTCGGTGTGCGACATGGGAAACACGGCAAACGATGAGGAGTTTGCGCGACAGTACGCATTCCTAATTCGCGAACTGCATCGAATAACACGCCCCGGCAGACTGTCTGCGGTTCATTGCAAGAACCTAGTCAACTACAAGGGGCGCGATGGCATGGCGGGGCTGCGCGACTTTCGAGGCGATATCATACGACTGCATACTGCGGCGGGATGGGCGTATCACAGTGAAGTCGTAATTTGGAAAGACCCAGTAATCGAAATGCAGCGCACAAAGGCGCACGGCCTTTTGTGGAAACAGCTTCGCGCAGATTCTAGCTTCTCGCGGCAAGGTATGCCGGAATATGTACTATTGTTTCGCAAGTGGGCAGACGGCGAAGCAGAGGAGTCGAATGTTAGTCCAGTAACGCACACCAAAGAGTCATTCCCAGTCGAACAGTGGCAGAGGTGGGCCTCGCCGGTATGGATGGACATTCGCCAAACCAATGTACTAAACGGCCAGGTCGCCAGAGAAGGCAAAGACGAAAAGCATATCTGTCCGCTACAACTGGACGTTATAGAACGATGCCTTCACCTTTGGACAAACGAGGGCGACACTGTTTTTTCGCCATTCATGGGGATTGGAAGCGAAGGTTATCAGTCGGTGAAATTCCGCCGCAAGTTTATAGGAACCGAGTTGAAGGCAACCTACTTCGCGCAGGCGGTTGAGTTCCTTAGGCGAATAGAAGCCGAGAGCGCGACCTTGTTTGACAAGAAGTGACGGTCTAGCTCCGGCTTGCAACCACCGCCGATTGCGGGCGCGTCAGGTACAGATTAGGAAGTATTCAAAATGAAAAAGAATTGCTCACGATGCGGAGACGAGTTTGAGCCGAAGGAAAATGGTTCTCTATATTGCTCTTTCGAGTGCAGTCGAAAGGCGTTCCTTTTGAGCAGCGCAAAAGCGAGTCGCAAACGCAATGTCGCTAAATACAAAAAGTCAAACGTCGTGCCATGCTACCAGCTATCCTGCAGGGTCACGCGCAAGACTCACGGCATGACGTAGTAAGCCGTATGCCGCCCGTTCACGCCGCGACAGATTAGCTTTTTCGCGCCTGCCTTTTCTAGCAGCCGCTCAACGGTTCGTTCTGCGCGCGGTGGGGTAAACGAGTCGCACAGTTCTCGCAACGTCCGCGCACCCTTTGGCGGCGGCGGAAGATCGGCCTTGTGCAAGGCTGCGATTAGGGCGTCCCCCGTGTTTCCAGCCATCCGTCCTTTGCTCTTTTGTGTAGCCATATCACCGCCTCTTTTCCGTTTGTTTCGTAACTCGCAAAAGCATTTTCCCACGCCAGCGTTGCGCGGCGTTCGCGGGCGTAGTAGGCAAGCGAATCGTCGCCTAGCCATCCCACGCAATAGCCTGTACCGCCCTGTACCGTGCGCCCCTTGCGGACCTCGCAGCGGTGCAAGTGCCCCATGATGACGTTGCAACCCAGCATTTCCGCATGATCGCGCACCGCATTTTCCGAAAACATATAGCCGTGACCGACCGCCAGAGAGGGATTGATTTGCTTCCAGCCTCTGCGGATGTCGTACGGGATAACTTCTGCGCGAGACTTGCGGGCCGCAAACTCAATTTGCTTGCACACGTTGTCCGCCGTGTGTCGCACCATAGCGCGCGGATGCTGGCGCAACTTGTACGGGCGCGCGTCGTGATTGCCTAGGCATAGGATGCGCTTCTCTGCGCGAGCGGAAAGGCTGAAAAATGACGTTAGAAACGAAAGGCCAGCGTCTAGGTCAAACTGTACGTCCGCGCCTTCGTCGGGCGTTCCTGCCGCGCCAGATCGCAAAGCCGTTGTGTCGAGGAAATCTCCAAGGTGAATCAGATGGTGCGGCTTCCAGTCTGCGGCGAACTTTCGCAACGTAGGCAGCGCATCGGGCAGAATCATTTGTGCGTGAGAGCAGCTAACTACAAGCCCGCGTTTCCATGTGTTCACGTTTTCCTTTGTGCGCCCGCTTTGCCTCGTCGCGGACGCTTCGCATTTTGTGGCGAAACTTTACTTCGTCATTCTCTTTGCAGCCGTCGCAAATCCGGTCAAAGTTGAACGGCTCGCAGACGTAACCGCAGAGTATGCACCTTTTCATGGGTTCGGCGGGTCGTCCCATGATTGAAATATAGCAGCCGCGATTATGCCGACGCAAAAACCTAGCAGCGCGCCAAACATGAAAGCGGTTGTCACTTCTTGCGCGCCTTCTTGTGTATCGCCCGCTTGAACCTACGCACCGCCGCGAATACCCGCTTGCGTAGTTCGCCCTCGCAGTCAACGCGGATGTCGTCGGCATCGTCTGCGGGCGCGCGCGAGGGGTCATAGGTGTCGTGCGTCACACGCCGTCCCTCGGCCACGTAAACCAGCAGACATTTGACCGCTCTTGCATCTTCGTGTGTGCCGGATTGCGCGAGATCGTGGCAATGCAGAAACCGACGCGCTCGCCTTTTTTCGGAACCCATCCCGGAAAGAAGCCAGCGCCTTCATGAGACGGCGCAAGGTTGGAAAGGATTTTCAGCGTCTGCCCCACGCGCAGATAGTCAAACATTCCGGCCATCTTCATTGACGGGGCCAACATGATACATTCGCCGTTAATGATTTTGCTGCCGCGCATTTCGTTCCAGTTGCGGGCCTCGCGTTGTCCTGCCGCTTCCTTCCAAGCGATGTTTCCGCCGCGAACCTCTGGCGATGAAATGGCTACGGTGACAGGCCACGCGCTGCAATCCTTGGAGTTGCGGAAGGTGAGGCCCGCGAAGTCTTCGGAGTTTGGCGCGGGCGTTGGTTGCGTTGGAGCGGGAGACGGCGGAGGATTGTTTACCTCTACAGGCGGCGTCCCGCCCACCGCTCCCGCGTCAGATTGTTTCTTCGGCGGCGGGTTCATGCCGAAAAGGTGAAGCATCAATTTGCTAAACCAGCTTTGCTTTTTCATGGGTTGTATCCTGTAGAGAACCTTTTATTCTTGCTGTTAATCTCCAAAAATTCCGCCCAAAATCCAACGACTGGCATAATCTTATTCATTGATACCCTCGCCGCCAATCTTCTTGGTTTCGGCGCGCAAGTCAATAGGTTCTTCGCTAGACGCTGGACTGGGTGCAACCAAGCTGCCGCCGCAGAATGGGCAGAAATTTACAGCCGCACTGCCATTGCCGCAAAGCATGATGATTGCGGTTGAATGCGGCGTTGCCGCAAGGTTTTTATTACGCTTGAATGGAAGATTGCTGCTAGGGCAAGTGGATTGAGCCATTAGATTGCAAAGCCAATACTCGGAGGACGTGTAAAATTCGCACTTATTGCGCCATGCGGTCATGGATTTTTATCCGTTTCATCGTTCCTGCTTATCGGCTCCTCGCCCGCCTTCGGACCTACCGAAAACTTCGCCTGATACTCCGCGCGCTTGCGTTCAAACTCTCCCGCGTCCGGTGCGGGGGGTATATCCGCTACGCCGTCCATTACTCCGGCTTTTGCCGCCGCGTGAGAAGGATTCGCCGTCTCTGGATAACCTCTAACCTGCGAATTCGGTTTTGAGTCCGGCGAAAATGGATAGCGCGAAACTGGCCGATCAAACGGAACGCCGAACGCAACCATGCGCCGCGCCTCCCGCATCGTGCCGGGTGAATAATTGTGCCACGCGATTACGCCGCACACACGAAGCGCGACGAACATTACCGAGCAACGAAACCAATCTAGGCCGTCATTGCGGCAGAGCGAAAAGAAAACCACGTCCGCAACCCATCGCGTCGTGTAGTGCGTACGGTACAGCGCATCGTGTACGCCCGCCGCCGCTTGGACTTTGTGGTGCATCGGATACAATCCTAGCAGCGTCCACACGATGCGCGGCAGGCTAGCACCGTCGAAGATGAACTTCGCTGAAATGGTGATTGCCGCGCCGATGGCGGCGAGTCGGCAAGAATAATTTTCGGTGAACACGAACGCACCCTTGCGTGGCATTGCCCGCGTTGACGGTTGCGGATTGTGTGTGCGGCGTTTCATTCGTCACCGATTGTTTGCGGAAGTCACGCGAGAGTTCTTTGACTCCATCAAAATGTCAAGTTTGGTTTCAACGCGCACCATCTGAATTTTCAGCGCGAGAATGTCCAGCGAATAGTCGGGCGGCTTTTCGCGGGATGCGTTTATCGCCGTACTCCCGCCGCCGCCAATCAGCGCTCCAACGACGGCCATCATTGTGGTCCATTGCTTCGGCGTGAGGTTCAACTGTAAAATCTTCGGCATCTAAATTCTCCGCGCCCCATGTTCCCCGTTATGGTTCTCCAAATCCGCCAGCGTTCAAAATGTTGTGAACCGCCATCATCTCCGCGTCGTCTAGCTTTCGCAGCCAAATCAGAATGACCGCGATGCGTAGCGGCGAATAGCTGTCCGTTGACCGCTTGAAGTTTGCAGCGACGATGTGGTCCGCAACTGTGAGTTTCGACATCCACCATCCCGCATTCCCTCCGCCAGTATTGTTTGTGGATTGCGCGACGCCTCCGCCATCAACGAAAATCTGCCCATGATTTCCGTCCGTCGCGAATCCCGCCGTGTACCATCGCGAAGTGGTCAACGATGAGCCTGTCTGCGAATAAAAACTCTCATTGGTCTGCGATGTGCGAATGTCCCACAGGAGATTTCCTGAACCTGTTCCCAAAATGGCGAAGTTCGTTATTGATGCCGCGTCACTCGACGTAAAAATGCGAGTGAACTGCGAGGTTGCCCGCGTCAGATAGATGCGCGCAACGATGGTTCCTTGCGTCGCCCCGTTGCCGAAATTGTTCGTTGCCGCGTATAACATTTGATTCGTGCCGTTGAACTCAACGTAGCTCTCCGCGAAGTTCACGCCGCCCGATGGCCCCGGCCCAAACGTGAACATGGTTTGTGCGTCCAGCGTACCGTTCGTCCCCGTCAGCCCCGGCGTGACGAACGCCGCGTGAACCGGCCCCGGCAGGTTCGGCCACGGCGATGCGCTTCCAACGAATGGAAGCAATGCCAGCGCGAGTTTACAAAGGCTGGAAATCTTCACTTACCAACTCCAATCCGGTGCGGGTTCGCCGCGTTAGTGGAAAGCCAGCGAAATTCAATCGCGAAGTTCGTGACAGCGCCAGCCGGAATCGGCGCGTTCGTGATGTACGAAGTAGCCGCCGCCGCGAGGGATTGCGTGATGGTCGCAACCGCCGTGCCGTCAAACATCGAAACCACCGCCACGCCGCCAGCCTGATTTGCGCGAAACTTGAATGGGAAATGATTCGTGACGGGGACAGTGAACCTGCCAAAGAGTTTGTTCGTCACGGTCGTTAGCGATGTCGAATAGACAAAGTGCGCGAAGGCGTCCTGATTTGTAACGCCGTCAACGCTCACGTCATCAATGCCAACGGGGAAGGTGTCAACGTGCCACGCCGCCGCGTTACCCTCCCACCGCGAGAACCGCAGAATTTCAGGGTCAACCGATGCGCCACCGCTCCCGCCCGTAATCGTTCCAAGCTGCTGCGTGATGATGTTCCCGCCAAACGTCAGGTTTGTGACCGCGTTGCCGGTTCCGTTGGTGGCGATGGTTGGCAGAATTTGCAGCGAGTCGAGGCCGTCGAGAAGGTCTGCGTCTAGGCCACTGCTGGAACCATCGTTTCCAGCGTCCCAAATTCTGTATGCCGGAGATAGCCCTCCCGTCGTGGCGCGCATCAAATTAGTCGCGCTCATTCCAAGGAATACGTTTGTAGTTCCCCTCGTGAATCTAACTGTTGGATTTACCGGAGTCCCATCAACCTGAATAATGAGAGATGCGTTTGTATGGTACACCGCGATGCTGCTTGCATTCGCGCCCACGTTGGTGAGAAGTAAATCCCCCGTCATCGTGTCGCCAGTCCTCGCGACGTAGTTCGTCGTGCTGCCAGACAAATCCCACACGTTCGACGCCAGACGCGCGGAAACATTCGTCGCATTGATGTTGCTGACCCCGCCCCACACCGGATCGGATTCGACATAGACCGGCGTTCCCGTCGCAAGCCCCGCCGCGTCGAAATTCAGCTTCACAGTCGCCGAACCGTCATTTGTCGAAGTCAGCCGCGAGGAACTGCCCGCCGCTACAACCGCGCCGGTTAGGGTGCCGGAGCCGCCGCCGCCGCCGCCAGAAAAGTTGAACACGCTCCCCGTTTGCGTCACGCCAGCGCCTGCAAATGTTATCGCACCGTTCACCGCTTGCGTTAGTGCGATGCTCGCAACATACGCGGCGGGGTTCGTCATTATCAGCGCGGCCGCGCCGCTTCCCATCGGCGACGGGCTTATCACAAACACGCCTTGCCGATAAACAAAAGGCAGCCCCGCTACGCCTACTTCGTAGATCATTGTTCCGTTTGTATTGAGTGCGGCGGGGCTGAATGTGAAGTCAACAATTCCGTTCGTTGCGCTGCCGACGAACGCCCACGAAGACGTTGACTGTGCGGTTGCGGTTGCGCCAGTTGCCCAGCTCATGGCCGGAATGTAGCCGGTCAAGTTGACGACGTTTGTTCCGTCGCGATAAGTGACGCGGAAGGTTTGCGCGTTGGCCTGATAGACCTGTAGCGCGGGCACGGTTGCGGATTGTGAGTTGACGGTGATGGGCTTCGGCGCTGGTTGGGCGAACACGCACGAAGTCATAGAGAGGAAGATAAGTGTTGCGAGGCGTTTCATGGTGCGTTTTCTTTCATGGAAAATGGTGGTTGTCAAGTGCCGTACACACAGATACGCGGGACGATTTGTTTTGGTTTGGGTACGTGTCCGGCAACTCCAATCCATCCCGTAGTAAGTCCAGCCGCTCGCGCCAATGATGTGATGCTGGAACATTCGCATTGCTGAATTACATCGCCAGCATCCGAACGAACCCACTCACACAAAGGCTTTCTTTGCTTGCGCGCAACTTCCGCCAGCTTCAAAAGAGACGCGCGCGACGCCCGCCATATCAGCGCATGAAACGAATCGTGGCGGTCAAATGCGTGTCCGTTTTCCTCGTCATACTTAACGCATTGCAGGTGATAGCGATTCTCTCGAAAGAATGAACCCGCGCTTGCCTCACTTGGAAGCGCGTCATTCTCGCAAAAGACGGCCATGCTTACGCCATCGTCAATCGCCTTTTTCATCGCCGCAGCCATTGCGGTTGGTAAGTCGCGCGATTCGTGAATGAACACAATATCGCGGTGACGATGGAATCCGTGATCTTCCAGCCAAAACAGAAGTTGTGGCCGCGCCATTTCATTTCCAGAAAGTATGTATGCGCGGCGGCTCATAGCTTCACCGCGAAGTGAATGACGTAGTTAGGCGGTCGGTTGTCGGTGTCATTGTTTGAATTGAACGGGCCGTAATGCTCTGCCATGCTGCCGCCGTTGTCGTTTATTTCGGGCGGGTAGTAATCTGGAAGTGAACCCGCCGTCAGCCAGCTAGCGATGCAACTGGATTGCGTGAATGTAGGCGACGCTGGAAAAGCATAAACGTCCGTTCCTGCCGCCGCGCACAATTCGGGGAATGGGTCAACATCAATCAGGTCTGCGTGACTATGGTTTAGTGCGTGGTCTTGGTGATTGTTTTCCGTCTGGCCGTGCCACTTGTAGCCTATCTGTTCGTTGGTGTTTTCGCCGTTCCCCTGCACGTCATAGTCATCATTATCGGGGTCCGCGCAGACGGGAAAAAAGCCTTGCATATTGGGGCCGTCGTTTAGCCCGTCGCACAATGCCCAGCCTAACCACCGGCCCAAACCAACGCCCGTTCCAGAGTCGAAGAAATCACCGATTACTTCCGTTGGGAAAAGGTGTACCATGACAACCGTGCCGCGCGGGATTGTATCGCCGGAAGATGCGCGCGAGTCTGCCTTGCGAGGAAAGAAGCCCCGCGTAGTCCGACTTCCAAGACCGCGCGCATGATTCATTTCGGACGCGGAAAGAACTTCGTTGAACTTCGCGCCGGATACGATGCCCCTGCTTGTTGGTGTTGGGTTCGTGTTCACGGAACAAGCGTTCCCCCGTAAAGCACCGCGCTCCACTTATCTGCCCACCACCATTCCGTCACAACGGACCATTTCGTTTTGCTAATCTGGCGAATCGCGGGCGCTTTTTTTAGCCACTCGCCGCCAAGCGCAGATATTGCGCCGATGAGATTGTTTGACGATGCGGCGGTGGGTGGAGTCTCAACCCTGTTGACGTTTGCAAATTCAGTTTGCACCGCGTTTTTGCCGCTCACAACTTTGGACTCGCGCAACACATACGCGCTCTGCTGATACTCTTCGGTCCCTGTAATCAGCAGTTTATACAATACGTATCCATAGTCGGCCAGATTGTAAGGCGCGGCGGTTGCTTGCGCGTCCGTCGCGCCAGCCCTGTACGCATTGTAAGCCTGCACGATTTGATCGTTCGTGATGTCTTCAAAATACGGCGCAAGTTCGGGCCGCTTGGAAAATTCGTTTGGGATGAACTCGTATATCTTCGTGATTCCGTTTTCCGTCGAGACTCCTAGCGTAGCCTGATCGTCAGCATACACAACCGTCAACGTCGCCAGCCCGCGCCCTTCGTCTAGGTCTAGCACGGCAAGGCGAGGGTCTATAAGGGCGGACGCTTTGAAAGCCTCGTACAGCGTATTGACCGCCGCCGTTGGGCCGCGATACGTCCAAAGCAAATCTTCCGAACCGCCGCGCTGATAGCGTTTCTTTTTGCCCTGCTCAACTGCGGCGTTGGTTCCAAGTATGTCGAGTGCTGACATTTATTCGCCCTCTATTGCGGCTTGCAATTTGTCGTTAATTTTATTGAGCGTCTCGTTAGTCTTTTCCTGCAAGCTTGTCATTTCTTTTGCGCGTTGGTCTGCTATGTCGCGTTGCCTTAACGCTGGGTCTATATTGCGCCCGACTTGTCCGCCCATACGCTGATAAACATCGCCCTTGTCGAAGATGCTGGAAAAGTCCTTTGCGCCTATTTCTTTGGCAGCTTTGTTCTCGTCTGCTATTGCGTCCGCCCTGTCTCGCGATGCGTCACGCTGTAACTTCGACTTCTTGTCCGATGCCTTCGTGTCGTCGTCTTCCAGCTTGCGCCGCTCTTTGGCCTCGTCTTCAAGACGCTTGGTTTCATTGTCGAAAAAGTCTCTGCCCGACTTCTCTCGTTTATCTGCACGCTTGTCGTCTTCGGCAGTAAGATCGTTTATTTGCACCGCCAGTTCGCCGCGCATTTGCTCCATTGCCTGAATCGTCTTTTGAACCTGCGGAATCTCTGTCGAAAATTCAAGCGGAGTCTCCCGCATTTTGGATAACTGCGCGTTTGCCTTTTCTATTTGGTCCGTCAGGTTGAACATTTCAAGCGTACGGTTTGCGATGCCAGCGGCTAACTTGTTGTCGTCGCCTTCTTTTAGCGTCTGCTCTTGCGTCTTTATTCCAGACGCTTTCAAAACCGCATCGCGAAACTTTGCGCGGGTTGTGCCGATTGCATCCTCGCCCTTCATTATCTTGTCTTGGAAGTTTTCGTATGCCTTGGCAACCGCTGTAATTGCAGCCGCGCCAGCCGCGCCCCACGCCGCCCAAGGGTTGAGCGCCACAAGTTGCAGCAAGTCACGAAAGCCCGCAACGGCCCCGCTAACGCTGCCGTCAAACGCCTTGCCGATGCCTTCGATTGAGCCGCTTACGTCCTTCACTGCGCCGCGTGTTTCGTTGAGCGACCGTTTGAATGTGTCAGAGAACGCCTTGCTTTGCGACGTGGCAGACTTCAACCCATCGGCATATTGCTTGCCGTCTAGCCCCAGCTTGACTGTTAGGTCCGCGCTCACGTTGTCAGAGTCTCCAGATTTTTAGTCGCGCCGTTGCGCTCGTTGAATATGCCTTGCGCCTTTGCGTATAGCGCCTCCGCTTCTTCTTTGTTTCCGGCCAGTTCAAGTTCGTTGCCCCGCGCAATCATTTCGTAAGCGTCCTCGCGCCACTGCTCAATAAGTGATTCGTCGCCTTCCATTTCGTTCGCGGCTCCAAAGTAACACATAGCAAGATTCAGCGGCATATTCCACGCACGATCTTCCGCGAACCCATGCGCTACTAACCAACCGACAATCCGAAACTGCCACGGCGAAACCATTGCGCGTCCGCCGCCTTTGTTATCACGCGGCGGGCACTCTGCAAAGTTATTCAGATACGACGTAAACGCGATAACTTCCTCCGCGTTGACCTTCCGCAAAAACTTCGCAGCCCATTTCTTGAACGTGCGGACCTTGCCGCCGTTGAAGTGCGCGGCGTTTTCATCCAAGGCACGCGCGCAAATATCCACGGCTTCAAAAAAATGCGCCGCCGTTTTATCCCCTCCGCACCAATACGGATTCTCCGCGCGCTCCAGAATAAACGAGTGCGCGAGCGAGAACGGTTGAAGCCGCCTGCCGAGTATTTTCGGCGGGCGGCACAACAGGGAAGATAGCCATGCGTCACTCATCGCGGCGCGGGCCTTTCGGGTTAGGAGTTGGTGAAAATCTTGTCGAGGGTGACGGCGACTTTCCATGCGCCTTTGACCTTGCTCACCTTGCAAGACGTGACGAAGTACGTTGTGAGCGAAGTCACCGCGCACATATCGCCTTCGGGAAACGCAATGACAATGTTCGCGTAAGTGACGGTTTTTGAAATCAGCGTCATTACGATTTGCTTCTGACGGTTGAACACAAGGCGCGAAACTCGCGCGCCGTCCGCATCCAGCACGTCTTCAAAGTCAACGGTCTTTCCGCCTTCCGTTGCGCTTTCGACAATGTATGCGTCAAGATCGGTTCCGATTGATTCGGACTCGATTGATGCCCCTGTCTTTACAGTTGTGCCAAGGTTTTCAAGTAAGGCCATGTTCGTTCTCCTAGTTATCTATGATCGGACACTCAAGCACTACGGGATTGTTCGTGCCGGAATTACTACGCGCCCAGTTCGTAACACCGGGAGCAAAGCGGATGGGATGGCCTTCGCCGGGGTGAAGGCGAATGACGGGGTAGAACGTGCCGCCTACCTGCGCGCCGATGTCCACGCTGTACGCGCCGCTCGTGATGTTCGTCGGCGTACCCGTTGACGTATTCAGAACCCATCCCCACCCATTCGTTGACACGTAGCCGGGCGCAATGGCCGTTCCTGCGGCTTGCGTGGTGACGTTGACTGTGTAGGCGCTTATATTGGGTAGGGCGTTCGTGATGCCAAATTGCCGCGATTGGTTGCGGTTAATGGCAAGGTTCCCTTTCGTGGCCGAGAACGTCCAATTTACGGACACCTCGTTTGCGGCGAAAGCGGACGCGGCGGATAGCGCGAGTATGGCGAGTATCTTTTTCATCTTATCCATCCTTGGGGTATGCGTGGACGTTGAAACGAATGACCGTCACATAGGAGCGGTCTGCGGGTTGCATTGAGGTTGTGGGTGTGTCAACTTGAACGATGCCGATGTTAGGGATTCCAACGTCATTCAGGTTCTGAACAAGCGTTTGCGCGTAGAGCAAGTCCATAACGCGGCCCACTGTCTCCGCATGGTACTGTCTGCCGGGTATCTCGATGCCATTTGAAAGCAGGTCTTCGTTCGCGGCATGGGTGCGGACGGCAAGCGATACGGTCAACGTTTGGTTCTGACAACCGCTGCTTGCGTCTATGTCCATTCCGGGAACCGGCCCGCTTGCGTCGCATGATATGGCAATGAATGGTTCCGCCATCGTTGCGCCTGACGCTATCGCCTCTGCCGTGACGTAGATATTGCACGGCGCGGGGTTGTCGTTGGCGCGGATGTAGGTAGCAACTACGTCCTCCATCGCGAAGTTTAGGAATGTGAATGGCGCGCTCATGCCTGCACCGGACCTGACTTGTATTTGTCTAACATCCGCTGCAATCGCATTTCGTACTTGCCGCGCGCGAAGTCTGCCATGCGTGTACGCATGACCGACGAAACGAGCCGCGCAATAACGGTGTTGCTAATCCACGGAATGGAATTAGTCGCCGTCCATTCGCCCGTAATGTGCGAAGTAGTGCCGGTATCTGTGAACGAACCGTGTCCGCTGCCGTGCTTTGTCACCCACGCGGGCGGCTGATACATGGAAGTAAGCGCGCCAGATTTGAAGTGGTTCCAAGCCGCCATCCATCCGGCGCGGGTTTGTCCGATATGCCCTTGCATCATGGTGACGTATTTCTTTAGGTTCTGTGCTGGCGTTATCAGTCGGTTTATCTTCTTGAAGTTTCCGTGCATACCATTGGTCGCGGAGTTCTTTGCTGCGCGCGTAACGCGGCCACTCTTTGAATTGCGCTGGTATTGGTGATAGTCGAAAAGTTTGCTTCCCGCCTCGTCAACCATTTCGTCAGCGACTACAAATACGGCCCCCGTTGGTGACTTCACCATCTGCAATCCGGCGGCTATGTTCTTGGTGTGACCAAGCAACGAACCGTTCCAACGCTTGACGCCATAGACGATGCTCTGAATATCTGACGCAACCGCACCCTTGCCTAGCTTGTAAGCTGACGCATCGCTGCCGCGCCGTGCGTCGCCAAGGTCAATAGGCGGCGTGGATTTGATGATGTCCGCAAGCGTAAGCACCATGTTGTCGCGCATGATGGCTTCCATCTCAATGCCGGTGTCGCGCGAGATTCCAGTCATTGCGGCTTCAAATCCGGCTATGTCAACTGTAGCTTCCGGCGTCATTTGCTCACATCCACACACGTTAGATACACGCAAACCGCATCCTTGCGGCTCGTCTTTATGCGGTAAGTCCCGCCGTTCCATGTCAGTTTCACATTCAAATCTGGCGCACCATTAGGCCACAAGCTGGCCTTCATAAGTACGCGGATACCATTGTCCGCCATGAATCCGGCTGACTCCAGATCGTGCCCTTTCGCTAGGTCAGACACGCCCGCAACATAGTCAGTTCCGGCAATCGCAACACTATCTTCAAACAGCGTCGCAACGTCCGATTCTATGCTGTCTGGATATATGCTCATTGCTACCAATCAAAACGGGGCGGCGCGGTTTCAACCATGCCGCCCCGTTTCTTGAACTCGGACTTGTCTGATATTACAGAGTAGTTCCGTTGACCGTCAGCGAAGTAATACGGCCATTGGTTACAGCGATGACGAGGTTAGTAACCGCCGCCGCAACGCTCACGTTTCCGTTCTTACCGCTGGAAGGGTTGCGGTCAATAGCGTTGAGGTCAACGGTGATGTACTGGTCAGTCAGCGACGTAACGATTGCAGCCGCGCCGACGTTCCTGCCGACATACGCGCCAGCGGCGGCAACGTCTGTCAGGCTGGTAGCCGATGCGCGAAACAAGGCGATGCCATCGGCATAAGCGTTGGTAGTCGTTCGCACGAACCGCCACTGCCCGTCCGTTTTCACCGCGCCCGTTGCGTTGCTGGCGGTGTCAGCGATGAGTACGCCGTAACGTCCGCCGAGGTCAACAAGACCGCCGCCCGTAAGAGCCGCGCCCGTGTTGAGGTAGTTGACCGTGCCAGCGTCAGACACGAAGTTCTGCGCGCCGAGTACGGTGAAGGCGAAGATTGCAGAGAAGGCCGCAACCGCGATGTTCTTGATGTTTTTCTTCATTGTATGTTCTCCAGTATTTTCTTGAAAGTTGGCGGGGCGTTTTGCGCCCCGCCGTCATTGTTAGCCTGCGTCAGTTCCCACTTCGCGGACCGCACCAACGCTGTCCACGGCGGCGGCTCCGCAATCCAAGCGGACAAGATAGACTGTGCCATCGGCGTCAGTCTGTTCCGTCTGCTCGAAATACGGCTGCTGGTTGCCCTGCAAGAAGGCAACTTCGACAACCGGCGCAAGGCGCGGGTCGGCAAACATGAAGTGCGTGTAATCGGTCGCACTCTGTTTGATGTTCTGGTCAGCAACCACCGTCAGGCCAAGATTGGCAAGCGGATTGATGATGTTGCTGTTGCCGGACTGTGCCGCATCGCCAGCGGAGACAACCGCCTGCCGCGCGATGATTTCGTCAGTACCCGCAACGAGCCACACTTTGGGCCGGAGGTTGAGATAGCGACGGCCATCCGCTTCCAGATTGGAGTTGTAGGTCTGCTGTTGCGCCATGAGTCCGTACATATACGCGGCTGCGGCCTGCGCGTGTGCGACGGTATCAAGTCGGCGGTCCGTTTCGGCGGAGTTATTGCCGTGCGTCGAAGAGAACAAAGCCGCACCGTCCGTCAGGTTCGCGTTTGCCACAAGGACCGCGATGGCGAGGTCATTGGGAAGCGCGCGGGCCTGCATACCGAAACTCATCGGGATGCGGGTGAAGGCGCCGAGATCGTCATTGATAACGGCCTGACGACTAAGCGTGAACTTGCGGGCGTAGGTTCCAAGCTGGATGCTCTCGCGCTTATCGGACAGCGCGGTAGTCGTGTACTTGCCGCCTTCGGGCACAAGCTTCAGTTTGCCGACTTCGGAAAACTTAACGCGAGTCGCAACCTTGAAGTCGTTGAGCGAACCGACGCTTGCCCACATCTGGAAGGTCGAATCTGCAACCGCATATCCGGCAAGCAACGACTTGTTGACCGTGTTCGCGAGGATGTAGGGGAAGTCGCTGCCAGCGCCGGTGATCGTTTCCGAACCGCGCATCGCAACCTTCACCATTTCGCGAATGTCATGCGGGACGGTCTGACCGTTGCGGCGCAAGCACTCTTCCGCAAGGCGGGGGAGCGTCATGCCGCGAAAGTCATTCGCGCCAGCGGCGGGCTTGGCGATAATTTCGCCACTGCGAAGCAACACGCCGTCAACCATCGCCGAGCGCGTGGACTCGCGGCCATCCGCCGTAACCTGCGCGCCGATGGGAGCGGAGTTGGCAACCGACTTCTCGAAAGCGATTGCGCGAACTTCGTTCGGGGTCTTGTCTTCCGCGATATACTTTTCGCGGTCTTCGTCGCCGATACCCGCCTTGCGGCAAATGGTTTCAATTTCGCGGATGCGGTTGCGCTCCGCTTTGATTTCGTCGGCGTTGCTGCGCTTGGATTCCACCACCGGCACAACGGCTACCGGCGCGGGAACGGCGGCGCGGACCTGCTCTGTAGCAGCCTGCTCTTTGTTCTTGTCGCTCATGTTATTCTCCTGTGCCGGTATTTCGGCGGGTTCTGTTACTGAAATTGATACGCTGCGATTCACGCCAACGGATGGGTCTGCGGGGACTGGCGTAAGTGACGCCTCAAGAAGTTCGGTTCCAACGCCTACCCATGCGGGGCCGACATGATTTTTGAAAGAAACCTGCGCGTCTTTTAGATACACCCATTCACGCACAAGAAACCCGCCGCTAACTCCGCGCAGAGTCTTGTCGGTGATTACGCGGTGCATGGCGTTCTTGCCCATTTCATCGGTGCCGAAACGGATAAGCGCCTTGGTCTTGCGCGTTGCCGTGTCGAGCCACACCTTGACGGGGACGCCGACAATCTGATTCGCGTCGTGATTCAACAGGATAGCGCCCACATCCTGCAAACGCTGGAACGTAATGTCGCCGTCTTGGTGGGAGAGAATTTCT